GGCCGCCGTTTCCGGTATCATAACTCACCTCGTTGAATGCACAGGCAAGCAGCCAATATATTTTGGGCTTCCGTGCCGCCGCCCGCGTCTGTGGTCGGGTTTTGAAAAGTTCGATGCGCATTTCATTGGCGCTGAACGGGACGAACTTGTCTTTCATGCGCTTACTTGCACCACGGCTGAACTCACCTGCAAAGCAGCAATCTAAAATTACAATTACGCTGCCCGCGATTTGCTCGACGGCGCGGCGGAAGTCGTGTTCCGGAATAATTTCGATTTTCGACCCGTTCCAAAAGCAGATGCCGCCTTGAAAGCCATCTACTTCCGTAATGTCATCCAAGTAGGTGCCGTGCCCCGAAAAGCAAATGTAGGTCGTGTCCTTCTCTGTGCAAGCGTCCCGCAGGCTTGCGCAATCGGCGTAGAACCGTTCTGCGCTGTAAACACCCGTCAGAGTTGCTCCGTAGGCATTGGGGGGCATACGGTTGTATATGTTGGCCGCGTCGATCTCGCAGCCGTGCAGGGCGTATTGCGACCCTGCGTAGTTCAGTCCGATTATTAATGCTCTTTTCATTCGCTGTCTCGGTCAATTGCGTCGGTTATCATTTGCATACGACTTTTTTCGATAAACTCCGAAAGGCTTACCCGCTGCAATGGTCTGACTTTTATGTCCGGATTGTTGCGGTTCGTCACCATTTCTGCAAGCCTTCCCGATTCATCCGCAACGTAAAACACGACCTTTCCCAGTCGGGTTAAGGTGCCGTCGAAGTCTTTTCCGGCGTGTCTGCCTTTCAGAATTTGGATGTTGCAGTTCATCGGCCAAATTTACGGTTTATTTCAGATGATTGTACTTTCCAACTTCCTTTGTCCATTCCGGCGGATTTGGGTCTTTTGGCCGTATGCCAACCGGGAAAATGATTTTGCTCACTTCTCCGCCTTTTTCAGGCTTGAAAAGTTCGCGGGTTTCGGTGGTGGTGGTTTTTTGGGGGGGGGTGGCTTGTTTTGGTTTCATTATTCAAACATTTTTTGCAGGTGATTACCCATTTCCTCAAACTTGCCGCCGCGCTCCATAACGCGAAGTTTTGCCATAAATTCGGGCTGTTCATTTGCGTACATTTTGAAAAGCGAAGGGTTGTTTATCTTACAGGAATGAACATTAGCAATTCGGTCACATAATTTTACCAAAACCGCATCAGGGTTTGCCGCTGTCTTTGCGTAGGTTTTCGCCTTGCGCTCTTTTCGATTCTTTCCTGGTTCGTCGGTAACGCCCCAAACCGCTTGATAAATCCTGCCTTCAAAATCAAGCGCAATAGCGTTATTCCATTTAGGGGTGCAATCCTCTAAAACGTCATGCAGCCAACAGGCAGCGGCTATTTCTGAACCAAGTCCAAAATAATTGCACACGCTTACAACGCTTTCCAAATGCTTCGTGTATGGCACATCGCCGTACATCTGCCCGTAGTGAGCATCAATAGCAATCCGCCTTGCATTGTCAAGTATCAGTTCGTCGTATCTCATTTTCGTTACGTGTTTTGTGAGCAAAAATTAAGCCTAACTGTCGCCTGCCGGAAATGCCCGCTAATCGCGGGGCAATTCGTCGGGTTTGGAGTTCTAAGAAATTAGAAAATCTCGGATTCCTTGGCGGTCGGCCCATTCAACCAACCGATTCCTTGCTACTTCAAGGCGACTGCCGCCAATGCCGCCCCACTTTTTACCGTCCTTTTCAATAGATATTGAAATCCACTTTCCGTTGGGCAAAAGTTCATAGGAAATGGTACAGCAATACCCCATCTCAAAAAGATCGTCGCAGACCAATGAAAGGGACGCGGTTTGCCACAATTTTATTCGATCAAGTATTGTCATAGTTTAAAATTCTTAGAACCCAGCATGGCCGCCCATGCGGCACAATCCTTGCACTGGCGTTCATGCCTCAGTTAATCAGTAACACCCCGCTTCCCCTTCATCATTTCCGCCCAATCCTCCCGGCTCATAAAATCACATCCAAAAGGCGGGGCAGAAAATTCTGAAATTATTGTTTCTTCAAACTGGTTGATAAATTCCGAATCAGATAATCCGGTCGTACTTGACGGCATGGCGAACGTCGAGAACGGTGTGCGCACCAAAACCGGGTTGTACTTCATCTTTAGCGCCTCGTGGATTTCCTGCGTGTTTCGCGCCTTCCTGAACCGTTCCCCCTCCATAATCTCGAACCGTTCGCCGCACGTTAGCAAAATCGTTTCCATGACGTGCGCAAAATAATACTTATACCGCGTTGGTGTATAGCCCCGCCGTTGCGCCTCAAATATCAATCTGTACCATCCATCAGGCAAAGTTTCCCAGGCTTCGCGGTAAATATCCACGCTTTCCGGCCTTAGTTTGCCGTTTGCCTTTTCAATGTGGATAACGGTTTTGTCGCTCATTTCACAGCGTGTTAAACCGAATGTCGCAACGCAGCGTAGCATAAAGCCATGACGTTTTAAACCATTTTCGGGTCTTAAACCAGTGCGCTTTTTCGTAAGGCGCGCCGATGCCCGAAAAAAGGTAATCATCCTGCCTGCCAAATTCTTGCAGGAAAAACCATGCGTGAAGTAATGCGCGTTTCATATTTAAGGATTTTAAAGAATCAACCAAGCCGCCTCCCGTGCGTGGATTGACGTTTTGCCCGTCCACCCGGTCAACTTTTTGAAATAGTCTGCTGTGGTTTCTTTCACGTTTTTGGGGTGTACGAGTTCAAACGGTATTTGCAATTCAGTCAACACCTCAACCCAAATAGCGCAATCGCGCCCGATGCTGCCCGCGCCTTTCCATTTTTCCGGCCCGGTGTTGCCAAACCACGTGCGTAGGCGAGCGTCTTCAACCCGTACCAGCGTGTTTCCTTTGCCGTGATATTCCGCCCATTCATGCGCCAAATTTATGGCCTTCCAAATGGTTGTGGTTTCAATAATTCGCAGCAATCCGCTTTCCTTTATGGCTATTCCAGTTTTTGTACCAGGGTCGATGCCGATTAAGCAGGTAGCGCGGCGTTTGGCATCGGCATAAATATCTTGCTTAGATGCTTTTAATTCATTTGCAAGTGATTTACTGATACTTGCCTTTGCCGACCAATTTTCAAATCCCCTGCTCATACCGTTTCAATTTGATACGCCCCCGGCTCTTTGTCAAGCCAGACGCATAGTTTCAAAAATGATTCGCTCGACAAACCTTTGCGGACTTCCGCCCGATGTACCGTTCCGTTGCTTACACCGATCTGCTCCGCCGCCTGCCTTGTTGTCAGCCGGTTTGTTATTTGCCGCTTGGTGTTAACGTCGGCAGCGAGTTTGTCAGCATCGTATTTCATGCGGTAAATATAAAACAATGTTTTCAGATTGCAAAGTAAATTGTAAAAAAACCGCCGGACAAAGCGCCCGGCGGTCAGTATGAAAATGAAGAAAAATGGCTACATCATTTCAACCTCTGACAGTTGGTCGAACAATTCGCGGGGCTTGGTTTGCAGAAAACGCTTTTCTGCTTCCTTGCAGTTTGCCACCGCCTGTTTGAAATACGAATCCTTCAACTCGATTCCGATGCCAAAGCGCCCCATAGAAACGGGCGAAAACACCTCGCTACCTACGCCCATAAACGGGGTTAAAACGACTTCGCCGGGATTGCTGTAAAGTTCGACAATACGATCAATTACGTCAAGTTGCAAGGGGTGAACATGGCGCTCATCATCATCTTCCCGCGCATCGCGGAACGGCAAAACCTCGTCGATCCGAATGTCATCCCAAACCGATGAGGCGTAACGCTGCCAAATGATATGCGACAACTTGTTTTCGCGTTGATCGCCGTCAAATCCGGAATACTTGCGCTGTAATGCCTTGAAAGACTCATTCACATAAACGTCATAGGCTTCGTCAAAACTGCCGGACGTTGGAAATTCAGACAGCGGCAAACCGTACTTTGAAAGGTGTTCAGGAAGGAATGGGCGCAACCCGGCGTAGTGGGTAAGTCCGAACGGGTGTGTAACATCCTTTTCACGCTTGCCTTCTTTTTTGAAGATGAGAATGTAATCCGGCATGGCGGTGTAGCAATCCTGCGAATTTTCAACGATGAATTTGTGCATCAGGCTTTGAACCATTGTGCGAAGTCGCACCTTCAAAGGCTCTTTCCAAATGGTGATTTTGTTCATCCGTTTCAATCCGTACTTTTTGTGGATTTCTTCAATTTCGTGCGGGTAGTCAAATTGGCTGCCGTCTTTGTTCATCAAGTCTGTACAATGCACGGCGCAAATGCAACCAGGCTTCAATGTGCGAGCGAGTTCGCGGGCAATGAAGTCGTACATAGACAAAGCATCTTCCCAGTTTTCGCAGTTGGAAAAATCGCGTTCATCGCTGGAATAATTGAACAGTCCAAGGAACGGCGGCGAGAAGATTTGCAGGTCAACAGAGTTATCCGGCAATGTGCTGACAACATCCATGCAGTCGGCGTTGTAAATGGCGTAATTGTCGGTTACGACTTGTTGTTTGATTTTGGATTCCATTTTTCAATTCACTTTTGTAAGAATGAAGGAAGATTAATTGTTTGGTCGAAGGCGCGTTTTTGCACGTCGTATGACTTGTTCAGGTTTGCGTTGAGCATGGAAAAAAGATTCGATGCCTTTTCCGCTTTTGCTTCTATCGCTTGCAGTATCCTTACTTGCCCGTCTGAAATTACCCGGTCAATTGTTACCTCGCGTGTTTGTCCGAAACGATAAAAGCGGCGGACAAGTTGGTAGTATTGCTCAAATGAAAAGCCGGGAAAAGTTACGGCGTGGTTGCAATGCTGCCAGTTCAGCCCCCACGCGGTAATTTTGGGTTTGGTAATCAGTTTTTTGATTTGGCCGTCCGCAAATGCTTTCAGGATTTCTTCTTTCTTTTCGATGCTCATTCCGCCCCGGATTTCAACCGCACTTCTGTCAAGCGTTGCCACCATTTCAGCTTCTTCATTGAGGTTACACCAGTACACAGTGCATTCATGCGCCGAGCCAAGTTCAACAGCCTTTTCTGCCCGCTTTTCGATTGTTGCCTTGCGTTCAGCGTGGATTTCCGGCATGGTTCGCGCCACTTGGTTGAACATCGAAAATTGACCATTTATAACAAGCGGCGCATCATTTGTAACGATGTGGTCATTTTCAATCAGTGCCGGTAAAATGTGGCGTTCGTCTGAAAATCCCAGGTCGGACGGTTTTCGCGCTGAAATGCTCCACCCGCTTACCCACTGAAAAAACGCCTCTGTCGCGTGTCCTTTCAAACGCCATTTAACCCCGATCCCGTTGGGGCTAATCGTATCGGCGTTGTTGGTAAAGAACTTGGTTAGCATATCCATGTGGCCCAAATACCCCAATGCCTCGCTACTTGTTCCCAACTCTACGTAATCGTTTGGCGAAGGGGTAGCGGTAGCAAGAAAACGGTATTGCATTTTGCGCATAAGCCCAAAAACGTTTGCGGTAGTTGCGGCTTTGAAGTCTTTAAGGCAACTGCTTTCGTCACAAATAATGCAATCGAAATCGGCAGGGTTGAAGTAGTGCAAACGTTCGTAATTGCAAATGATGATTTTGCCGGTAAAATTTCCGTCTCTTGAATATTCAACGTCATCAATTCCGAATTTTTCGGCCTCTTTGATGAACTGAAAAGCAACGGATAGCGGCGTCGGAATAAGTACCGGCTTATTGGTGTGCCGGACGTAATTCGCAGCAATGACCAATTCAATGAGGGTTTTGCCAAGTCCGGTATCGAGGTAGGTTGCGCACCTGCCTTTTTGTATCGCGTACTCGGCGACATACTGTTGAAAGTCAAACATCCCAGGAACAGAAAACACGGGTTTAATACCGTGATCGCTTGCCCTGTGGCGTTTGGCTTCGATAAATTTTTGGTAATCTTCCATTTTTCAATTCATTTTTAATTGATGCACAAAGATAAAACAATGTTTTAAATAATCGCAACACCTTTGCACAAATAAATTTTCACCTCACCAATGCAGCCATCCTGCACGACCTTCCCGGCACTAACCCACCCCTCAAAAACCGTTTCCGCTTCCCGATCTTCGCATTTTAAGGCCCGGATAATTTCCCGGATGAATGAAAAACGGACGGCACGGTTTAGGCGTCGGCAGGAAGTCATGGCGGTTTCTAATTGCGCTTCGCGTGGGTCGGCGGGTTTGGATTGTTTCTTGCTCATATCTTTTTTCAGATTCGGATAACTGTCGCCTTTCGTT